TTATAAAATATTATAATATATTATAATATATTATAAAATATTATAATATATTAATAAAATGAAAATGAATAAGATATATTTCTCTCTATATAAGGCCTTTATATTGGGAAGTATGGCAACTTTTATAGTAGGTTTCAGCACACAGGGTGCGGTCTCTTTAGGTTTTATGTTAACAGCATATTCTATATTAACTATAGCTATATTTATGATTTTATCTATATTAATTCAAAACGAACTAGAACATAACGGAAGTGAATCTTTATTCAAAATAATATTTTCTATATTATCATCAAGTGGACCATTTTTATTAATGTTAGGTGTGATAGGGTTATTAATGTATTTAACAATTAATTATAAAACCATTATATCAGAAAATCACGTTTCACAAAGTTATTATAGTTTTAGTAACATAACTAATATAATAATTTTTATACAATTATATCTTTTATATTCAGAATTAAACACACAAAGTTTTATTGAAACAGGAAAAGTAGGACGAGTAACGACTAGCCTGTTATATTTGCTAGTTGTAATAACGAGCATTAGTTCACTTATATTGTTTACAATTTTAAAGTATTATACGACAGATGGATTTAGAATAAAATAATGAATACTAATTTACTTTAATAAACTTATATGTTAAACCATAGCTAATAGGCGTTTCCCAAATACCAGAAATTTTTAGTATAAAATTGTTATTTATTTTATTTTCAGTTTCATTAAATATCTTTATAATACCTTGCTGTAACTGTTCGTATATTTTCATTTGTTTAAATTTACCAGTGTTTTTATATGTGTTTAAAATATTTTCTTCAATAGTCCTTATTTTATCAATAATTTTTTTATGTGTATAGACATTAAAATTGCATTTATATTTATTGTAATACTTTTCTACAGTAACGTCATTAAAACTTATTATAATATAAACGCCGTTTAACGTTACAAATTGGTTAGTATATAATATGCGAATAAAATTGCCTTCTTCAATAACTTTATTTTTTACGGGTTCACAAAAATAAATACATTTATCTTCATATTGGTCTAATTTAAGTGCAATAATCATTTTTTATGCCTACATAATATCAATATTATCTTTTTAAGTTATATATAAAACCCAATATAAAAAATAAATATAATGCGTTGCTATAAATAAATAAAGAATATACAATAACATATAATAACATATAGTATGAAATTTTTTGAAACCCATTTTGAAGAATATGTTAATGAGAATGTAAAAAACAATTTACATCCAAAATTAAATAAAATATATAATAAATTTCCAAAAACACTAAACGAATTAAAAAACTTAATATTTTTTGGTCCAAAAGGTACTGGAAAATATACACAAATGCTAAAGTCTATAAAAAACTATAGCCAAACAGAATTAAAATATGAGAAAAAAATAAGTATAACTTATAACAAACAAGTTTTTTTTTTTAAAATAAGTGACATACATTTTGAAATTGATATGTCTCTTTTGGGTTGTAATTCAAAATTACTATGGCACGAAATTTATCAGCAAATAATTGATATTATATCTACGAAAACCGAAAAAATAGGAATAATTGTTTGTAAATATTTTCACGAAACACATAGTGAATTATTAGATAACTTTTATAGTTATATGCAACAAAATAATGCGATATCTGTAAATATAAAGTTTATTATATTAACAGAACAATTAAGTTTTATTCCGGATAACATTATAAATTGTTGTGAAGTCATCAATATATCTAGACCTACAAAATCTTCATACGTAAAATGCATAAAAAATAAAATGCCAAGCAACCTAAAAATGGAAAATATAACGAATATAAAAGTTCTTCATTTGAATGAAGAAGAATTAATGTTACAGCATAAAATTATATGCGATAAAATAATACATAATATATTAAATATAAACGACATTAAATTTCTGAAATTTAGAGACATACTTTATGACATATTTATTTATAACTTGGACGTAACAGACTGTATTTGGTATATTCTCTCTAAATTGGTTGAACTAAACAAAATTCAAAGAACTCATTTGTCAAAAATAATGGTTAAAACGTATTGTTTTTTTCAATATTACAACAACAATTATAGACCAATATATCATTTAGAGAATTATTTATTGAATTTGGTTAAGTTAATAAACGAATTGCCGGATTTTTAAGGTTTCCACGGCCATCTATTACGGTTGCCATTAACTATATTTCTACCATAAAATTTGAAACCTCTTAGGTAATTACCCATAGGCGCAACTATAGTATTATTGGCTTGTGCGACGAAGAAAAAATTTGTATATCCATCAGGAATGCCTCTTCTATAAGTCATAGAACTTGTATGGATTGCCATTATATATTAAATATATAAAAAAATTAAATAAGTATTTTATAATATAAATACTTATAGTTCATAAATATTATGAATTATAAAGATGCTTTTGAAATATTGGAAATAGATTTATCTCAAACAAATTATAATGATATATCTTTAGGGTACTTAAAGGAACAATTTAGAAAATTAGCTTTAAAAAATCATCCAGATAAAAATGGTAATACAATAGAATCAAATGATAAATTCAGACAAATAAACGAAGCTTATAATTATTTAAAGAGAGAAATAAAAATCGTAAATCCCATTAATTGTAAAGAAGATGAAGAAGACAACGATGTCAACTCTTCTCTCTATTTTGATATATTAAAGGGTTTTGTTGAAAATTTTTTTGAAGGGAACTACAATGAAATCTTGTCTAATATAGTTAAAGAAATTGTAACAAGAGGTAAAAAATTATCTGTTAAACTATTTGATAATTTAGAGAAGGATACAGCAGTAAATATTTATTCATTTCTATCTAACAATCGTTCAACACTTCATTTAAATTCCGAGATTTTGGAAATTGTTCGAGAATTGGTAGTAAAAAAATACGACAATATTCAAATATATAAATTAAACCCAAGTATAAATGATTTATTAAACAATAATGTATATAAGTTATATATAAATTATGAATTATTTTTAGTGCCATTATGGTACAATGAATTATATTTTGATGGTTCTGGATGTGAAATAATAGTAATATGTGAACCTGAATTAACGGAAGATATTATTATAGACGAAAATAATAATATAATTGTAAAAAAAGAAATAGACTTACAAACAGTGTTGCATAACATTATAACAAATGATTTATGTATAAATATTAAAATTGGTGATAAAGAATATAATATTCCCACGTCAAATTTGTATATGAAAAAAGAACAATATTATAGAATCAAAAATGAAGGATTGTCAAAATTTAAAAAAGACATATATGACGTATCAGAAAAAGCCGATATAATAGTTCAAATCAATATAAAATAAGTAATTGAATTATTACACATTTACGTATAAAAAATATATAAATATTTATATATTTTTTATTTTATAATATTTATTTATTATTATTATTATTTTGTAATATTTATTTATTTATTATTATTATTATTTTGTAATATTTATTTATTATGTTTGAGGCTTTGGCTTCTTTGAGACAATTTTCTTTTTCTTCGGCTCTTCAGACACTGTGTCAGGAACAGAAGCAGCTACAGTTTCTTCCTCTACGGTTGTAGATGTCTCAACTTTCAACTCTTTCACTTCCACTTGTGGAGGCGGAGGAGGAAGCTCACGCTCATCATCTGAATCATCAACAATAGTTGTAGCTACTACACCATCTGGATCAATATCATCTTCTGGAGGCGGAAGCGTCTTCAATTTTTCTACTTCAGCTGCTTTAGGCTTTAGGAAACAAGTGCCTTCAATGATAGAAGACATTTTAGGCTTTTGAACGATTGCCTGCTTTAAGTTCCAAGTAATAGAAACCTTACCATTTACAAACCATAAACCTCCGCATTGAATTAAACAGATTATGTGAGTCTTTGGTTTCAAGAAATCAAGTGGAGAAACGCCTGGTGAACTCTTGCTCTTAATGAATAAAGGACTACCTTCTTCATCATAAATTTCAGATTGCCATACACCTTTCCAGCAAGGAATTTTAATAGCTAAAGTTGGAGGCTTATTTAAGTCTAATACAGCACTATTCTTTTCCTTCTTAGGATGCCTTAACATAGTATTAAATTTTTCATCCATTACGTCAGCACTTTTAATTTCTTTGCCAAACCACTCTCGGGAGTATGTAATTGCGTCTGCCTTAATTTTCGCTTCCAATGCTCTCATTGATAATAAGAAAGCTTCCGCGTCTGGATTCGTATATTCAGCATTAGGAAATTGAAGCGATAACGTATACTTACCTGTAGGATTCTTAGCTTGATCTAAGCCTTCCTGAGCTCCCCAAGTAAGCATTAATGGTGTCGATAAAGTAATAGATTCTCTAAAATCTCTAAAATGTTTATTATATAAATTAACAACTTTTCCTCCTGCTGGGTTAGCTTTAGGAGCAGAGTATGAGAATACAGAGGTATCAATATTAGTTCCGTCGATGATTGAGTTTGACATTCTTTTTCTTGCTAGTATAATTTACAATATAGGTTTATCTTTAAATCAATTTTTTTTTAAATATAAATGAATACAAATGTTGTTCTTGTAACTTTATAATTGTAACACGTATAAAGGTAACGGTATTTTTTTATTAAATTATTATAAAAAAATGGTTCAAAAAGAAAATATATATGTATTATATAAATACAAATGAATAATATGAATACAATTTATAAAAAGAATGATACCAGTTTAGATGATTATATTAATACAATTACAAATAATTGTAAAAAAAGTATGCCATTAGCTAAAAAATTAATAAAAATAAATAGTGATGAAATAAATGTTCCAAATATAGAAAATTATAATGAAATTACGTGTTACAATTACAATGTCACTCATTTAAAAAATTTCGCAAGATATTATAAATTAAAATTAAGTGGCACTAAAAATGAACTGTTAAATCGTTTATATTCTTTTTTACACTTGTCGTCGTTTATAATTAAAATTCAAAAGTATTTTAGAGGACATATAGTGCGAAAATATAATGAGCTACACGGTCCAGCAACAAAAGATAGAAAAAAATGTAACAATGCTTATGATTTTGTCACTATGGAACCTGTAGAAGAAATAGATTTTCATCAATTTATTAGCTACAAAGATGAAGACGGATTTATTTACGGTTTTGATATTATATCGCTCCATAATTTATATATGAAAAATGCTAAAGAAATGCTAAATCCTTATAATAGAAAATTATTTCCGTTATCAGTAATAATAAATTTAAAATTGGTAGTGAAACTAGGAAAGTTATTAAAAATTAATATAAATTTGGACTTTGAAGATAGTACAAAAATGGTATCAAGCGAAAAAGCAGTTGAATTAAGAAGTTTGGCATTATTTCAGGCGATCAACCTATTAGGCAATTACAGCAATTCTCAATGGTTTCTCTCTTTAAACAGAAATCAAATAATAAAATTTATAAGAGAGTTGATTGAAATTTGGAGCTATAGGGCTCAGTTAAGTGAAGAAGTTAAACGCAACATTTGTCCTCCTAATGGAGATCCATTTAGGAATTTGAATTTGACTTATATTTATAATGAAATTAATTTAAATAATGTAAAAAATTATGTTTTAGAAATTATGGAAAAATTTGTGTGTAGTGGAATAGACAGTGATAGCAAATCTTTAGGTTCATATTATATATTAGGTGCCCTAACTTTAGTAAATACAGATGCCGCTTTATCTCTTCCTTGGCTTTATCAATCAGTAAGTTATTTGTAGATATTTTTTAGATATTTTTAGACATTTGTAAATATTGAGAGAATTTTTATAAAATAAAAAATTGATTTTTAATTAATTAATTTATAAAACCCATTAAATTTAGGCAATATTACCATATTCACGTAACAATATATATTATTTGCGTTAAATCACTTAAAAAGATATTATTTAGATATACTATAATAAGATGCCAAAGAAATCTTCTACTAAGACCGAGACTGAATTAGTCACTCCCTCTATTATTACAGCTTCCACTGTTGAAACTTCTACTGTTCCAACTGAAAAGAAGCAAAGAAAGCCAAAGGCTACAAAGGTTGAAACCGCAACTACCAGTGTTTCTGAAGTTCTTGTTTCTACCCCTGTTGTTGAAACAGTTGTAACTGCTTCTTCTTCTATTGTACCAGCTGTTGTTTCAGATGTTGATACTGAAGCTGTTTTTGCTGAAAAGTCAATTGAGTTTTTGGCAAAGCTCCAACAAATTGGAACTCTTATTTCTTCATTGAAGGCTGAGTACCGTGTTCTAGAAAAACAATGGCACCGTGAACTTAAGGTAGCCCAAAAGGTTTCTTCTAAGAGAAAGCGCAAGGCAGGAAACAGAGCCCCATCAGGTTTTGTTAAGCCTACTCGTATCTCTGATGAGCTTGCCAAGTTCCTTGATAAGCCAACTGGCTCAGAAATGGCACGCACAGTTGTTACAAAGGAAATCAATACTTATATCAGAAACCATAACCTCCAAGATAAGGAAAATGGTCGTAAGATCAACCCTGATGTAAAGCTCGCAGCCCTTTTGAAGCTTAAGAAGAGTGATGAGCTAACTTATTTTAACCTCCAAAAGTATATGTCTCCTCATTTTGCTAAGGCTACCAAGGACGTTGTCACTGCTTAAATCAAATATTAAAAAATAATAAAAAATACAAAATAATAAATTATATAGTTTTATAAACCATATAATTCAAATACTTTTTACATTTCGATCAATCTACAAAATTTATAAAAATAATATATAAAATAAATAATATATAAAATAATTATTTTAAAGTATTTATTGAAAATGGACAGAGTTGAACAAATGAAAAAAATCCAACAAGAAGCATTAGAATTATTTACCAAAAAAAATATTGATTATGGTGATGCATTCGCAAAATATGGTGTTATCGGTGTATTGATGAGGATAGAAGATAAATTACAACGCTCAATGTCAATAACTAAAAATGGTGTAAATTTAATAAATGATGAGAGTATTAGAGATACACTAATAGATTTACATAATTATGCGGCAATGGCGTTAATGTTACTAGATGAATAAAAAAATCAAAATTTTTTTTCTGAAACTGTTTCAAAGTCGTCAACGCTATCATCATCAGTATCGTAATATTTTAGTAATTCAATTAATTCATTTTTATTAATATGAGGTTGATATATTAACACAATTGGAATGCTTATATTGTCATCAGTATGAAGCTGATATTTTTTATTTAATATATATTTTGCTGCGAAACTGACATCTATTGTTTGCGTTTTCAATATATCAATTAATTTAACGGAATAAATATTAGCTTTTAAGGTTGTTCTATCGTATTTATTATTATATAAATCAAGCATATAATAATAATAATATTATAATTTTTTTATTTCATTTTTATATAAAAGTATTTGAATATAAAAATAAAATAAAAAATTGAAATGAAAAATATAAAGTATTCAACTAGTATAATAATAAAATAACGCATTAATAAAATACTTATAAAAATGTTAACTAGAAGCCAAACAAAATATCAATATGATGTGACTTATGAAGTCAATATAAACTTTGAAGAAGCAAGTCAATTATGGAAAGCAAATAAAACAAGTACAGGTAATGGAACATATAAATACGTTTGTCAAAATATATATAAAACGGGCAAAAAGTGCGCTAAAAATTGTTTAATGGGAGAGGATTTTTGTGGTACACATATAAAAAATAAAAAATAAAAAATATTAATAAATAATAAACATTTTATCCTAACTCGCAAATACTCATACGCAAATTTGACAATAAAAAATTTTTTTTATTTTTGCTCGCAACTTTGTTATAGAATTTTTCAGCATAGACAATACTTTCTAACATACTCGTAGTTTTATAGTTTTTTTCAATAAATTTACAGTAATTCATTTGATTTGATATAGTTTTTTTAAATTGTAAGAGAGAATAATTATTCGTTTTACACCAAGAAAAAAGCCCTTGGTAGTTATTTATTAAAACAGTTTTTATTATATAATAAGATAACACGTTCGTTTTTTCTTTATATAGTTTCTCTCTAAGTGTCCTACTACTTTCATCATTTAAATATAAATTCCTATAAGTTAGTCCCATAAAATGTAAAGTTTTAATCAGTTGGAAGAAGCTGTATGTTCTTTCAAAATTAATAAATATCTCAGCATTAGAGAGAAATTCGACAATATTGTTTTTATTTTTTAACTTAAAGAACGCGCAAAATAATGCGTTCATAATTTCGGCCCAAAATTCGGCGTAAGACTCATATAAATTTACTTCTGAATTTACTTTAAAAATATTTAAAATACATCGTGTACTATCTTTTATATCCATATCTGAAAAATCTAAACCGAAATTATGAAATGACTCGTGAATAAAAACTTTAAACCATTCTTCTCTTCTGTAAACGACTATTTCTGAGTTTTTAGGACAAGACGTAGTAAAAGCAGTGTTAATTTGTATTTCATCTAATATTGTCACATTTGTTTCTGGTAGTTGTTTTTCCAAACTTGTAAAATAAATATAAACGGCAAGAGTATTCACACAGTTATTTGAAGCATATTTATTCAATATGTATAACCACATTGTAATGTTATCAATATACCTATTAAAAGTCTCTAGCTTCACATCAGTCATTATGTCCTCTTCGACTATAAAATATACTTTAATATTTCGTTCGTAGAGAGAAAAAGTATAAGTCAACTCATATTTAGCAGTGTCATTTATATGGGTTCTTATTATATCTGGAAAGCTTTTTGAATGAAAGTTTTGTGGCTGTATAATATGAGTTTTATTATGTATTTTTTTTATCGTAACATTAAAATACTTTTTTTTACTTTTCTTTAAATTTAGTAAATAATTATACGACTCAAGTAAATCTTCATAAATAGAAAATAAAATATTTTTTGTTTTGGCGGTTTGTTTTGTATAATTAATATGTCCGTTGTTTTTAAAAAATAAAATTAATTGTTTGCTTTTTTTAGTTAGCATCATTTAATATATTGTGTTATTTTATTTTTTACACTTTTCATATTTTACAACATTGAATGACCTTTTGCACCATTTTTTCAATAAAAATTATATAGCAGCGCAAGAAAAAATTCCAATACAGCATAATATTTTAACTACAATTTTAGATAATATGTTACATAAATTTTGTGTTTTTATAAAGTTTTCAGCATTTGTCTCATCGTCTATATTTTTACCAATAACATCTTCATTCTCTACTAAGGGGTGAATTTTTGTGTATTTTTTTATGATTATTTCTTTTTTCACTCCATTAACATTATTTTTTATAATAAAGTGTTTTTCATTATAATCAACGAACTCGTTTTCCATCACAATGTGATTAATTGAATGACGACGTTTATGTTTTACATTATTACTGTTGTATTCATCAAGTTCAGCAGGAAAAGTATAACGCTTTTTACGTTTTTTTTCTTTTATTTTCATTGCGTTATCGCTCATTATAAAAATTTATATATAAACAATAGAAAAAATAATAAACTTATATTAACCCTCTTGCTATCTTATCACGAATCAACATTAAATCATCATACACAATAGATGGTGCTCCACGCACATAATGTGTTATTTTTGCGTTTCCAGTTGCCGCTAAAAGTTTTTTTAAATCTTCATTCTGTGTAAATTTAGCGTATTGTGCTGCGTATACTTCTTTTTTCTCTCTTCTACCTAAAAAATCTGTATCTACCTTCACTTCAAAAGGTCGCAAAAGTTCTCCTTTAAACTTTCCTGATTTACTTCCTGCGGCCTTCGCCAACTCTGGATTTTTAGATAGTTCTGTTCCAGAATCTAGAGAGAAACTTAAATAAAATTCTGGGTGTTCTTTTTTAAATTTAGAAGCCTGATAATAATGTTCTACTGAAGACCATTGGTGGTTATCTAGTGAAAAAGGTTGGACCCACGAATTCGCTAGTTTTTTTCTCCATTGAGGCATCGCAGCCAACTCAGTAAAATCCTTTAGCTTCTCATTAGGAATTTTCTCTCCTGAACCCTTCCCTGGAAGAGGTTTATCGTTAGATTTTGAGTAAACTAAAAATACGATTTCGTCATCATATAATCCTTTTAGTTTGCTTTCACTTAGGTCTTCATATTGAGATTCTTTGATGACTGCTTTTTTAAATTT